TCATGCCATGTCACCCATGGCGCGCCAGGTGTCGGTTCCGGTCTTGACTAGGGCGATGATGGAATCCTGGGCGCGCGTTTTCACCGTGGCCGGTTTGAGCGTGACGCCTGCGCCAGCCGCAACCGTGACCTGTCCAGCCCCACCCTGAGCAATGTAGACGATGCTGTTTACAGGAAATGCCACCGAGGAATTGGGCGGAACGGTCGTCGTGATCGCCGACGCGTTGGTATTCTCAATCAATTTCCCCTTGTCGCCGATGACTAGGGTGTAAGTCGTTCCAGACTGTGCGTTCAGTCCAGCGGTTTCGCCTAGGTTGTTCTTGGCGTCCAGAGCCGCTTGTAGGTCTGATTGTGCGGATAGGGTTCCGGTAATGCCGCCCCATACGGCACCACCACCTCCACTAAGGTCCGCAATATCTTGTGCGGTACATTTAACGCTGGTGCCGCCAACCGTCTCCATTTCCAGCATTTCAGTGCCGGCGAGCGGTGTTGCCGCGGATGAATAGTCCGATATGCGCTTCAGGGCCATTAGTGGGTTACCCGCAGGTTGCCATCAGCATCGACCCTGATGTCACCAGATGCGTCGATACGGTTGAATATTTGTGGAATGGGAGGGTCTATGGGGTGTTCGACAATGCTTGTGATACGACCTTTCCCGTCTACGGTGACAGTCACGGTATGCGTGGCATCGCCATACGTACCAGAGTCGACGCCTGTCGAGGTAAGAGCCGCGGATATGGACACCCCAGGATCGTAGGAAAAGTCCACATCAACCGAGTCAACAAGGATGCTACCAACGGCATCCTGCGCCCTACGCGCAGTGAAATAGAGGTTGTAGCTGCCTTCGTCCAGATCGTCTGAGGTGCCAAGATCGCTCCCAGACGAAGTAGTGGATGCGCCACCTGAAAGCTGCGCTGTCGTGACGAGAGAGCCATCGGCGTTGAATAGGTTCTTTCCTACGGTAGCGCCATTGGTCGCCTCGGCGTCAATCGTCGCCGACTTCCCAGGGTTGCCGAACAGTGGAACCTTGACGTTCTTCATTGACCAAGCGCCTTGCGCTCGCCGATCAAGGCTTCTTGGAGGGCGTCACGCTGGGCTTGGCACTGTCCAACGGCACGAAGAATTCGTCCGATACTTTCCTCACGTAGTCTGTCTTCTCCATCAGCGCGCTGTCCACTGGGGGAAGATGACAGAGCGGAGGCAGTGGCCTGGCAGGTTGCCCACTGGTCGCGCAGCCGGCGGTTGCCAGCACGCAGATCAGCCAGGGCCTTGTCAGCGTCTTGGTTTGCATCTGACTTACCTCGTTCGTAGTTTTCAGCAGCAACCGTAAGCGCCTTGGCTTGGCCCTGCTCCGCAAGCCTCTGAGCTTTCTCGGCATCGGCGCGCTTCGTTTCAAGGTCAGCACGGGCGATATCCCATGAACTGGTGGCCTTGGCTAGATCGCGCTGACCGGAGAGATCGGCCACGTAGTAGCCCGCGCCAAATAGCGCCGCGGCCGCTGCGAGGCAAGCGATGAACTTGATGTTCATGAGCCATCTCCAGAAGATCGGATGGATCGGCTGTTGCCGAACAGGTCACCCACCACAGCGCCGGCATTGCCTATCAGGGCGCCCACCATGAGGTTTAGCATGTCCTTGTTCTCGGGTGGCACGGAAACACTAAGCAGGGCCGCACCAAGTAAGCCCATCAGGAGCCACACCAGGATGGCAATGCCAGCCTTAAGGATGCGGGTGTCCCTCATGGGATTCATACTCAAGACCGGAACTTCACGGGTAGCTGGTGAAGCTCACGAATGGCCCAACTGAACATGTAGTCGTCGGTCACATCGACCACTTCGACCATCTGGCCCTCCACCTTATCGACCTTGTAGGAGGTGGACTCCTGAAGCATGAGACAGATCATGCCTAGACGGTGCTTTAGGGGGTCGCGCTCCATCAGTACATCTATGGCGCCAGTCACATTCGCACGGGCGTTCTGTAAAAGCTCTATGGCCTTATCCGGTACATCCTTGACATCCGCCGCACACTGGATGTTTTTCGCCGCTTCGCGGAGAGAACGATAGGCGGGATGCTGGAGAAGAACTCGCTTCGTTGCCACGGTCATGCCCTGCCCTCGAACAGTGCACGTTCGTTCGCGCGCCGTATGACCAATCCGGGTAGGGTTCGGCCAGCGGCAAGGGTCCACTTCTGGAACTCGGCCGCGGCGCCCTCGTAGTCGCCAGCGTTGATCTTCCGGAGTAGTGTCGAGCTAGAGAAGTTCTTGCCGCCCAAGTTGAACACGAAGTCCACAAGGGCATCGAACTGATTCTGGGTAAGCGGCACGGTCACCTTCTGGTTGACCACCGCCGCCGCGTTCATGAGGTCGCGGTCGAGTCGTGCCTCGGCTTGGTCGAGGGTAATCACGTCACCCTCTTTCACCCCCGAGGTGGACCCATAGCCAATTGTCCAAGGGGCGCCACCTGTCCCCGGGTCAGGGTAGGCTGTAAGTCGAAGCCCCTCGCTGGCTTTTGCCAGGGTAAAGGCCGCATTTGAGGGCTTCATATTCATTTGCCCGTTTTAGGCCATGGCAGGCAACGTTCAAGGCGTGGTGGTATGCTCCGGCGCATGGCCGAGCCAATCCAAGACAGCAAGCCCAAGGCATCCTTCACGATCAGCCCGGCCGTGGACGAGCTGTATGCGAAGGAATATCGGTGGTACGAGAACGTATTCTTCACGGCGTGGGGCTTGGTAGCCCTACTGGGCCTGCCCATTTGCCTGATCTTGCTGGTAGCGAGCCTCTTTTAGAGACTTTTGAAGCTCAGATGCAGCCTCGGAAGCATTCTCGTCGCCTTTTTCATTCGCCTGTTGTGCAAGAGCCGAAATTGATCCGGCCCACTGGGACCGCGGAATGCTTGAACTCTTTGCCAGCCATTTAACAAAAACCGGGCTTGTCATGGCACGAGCAAGGACATTGGTTGATGCAGCGGACCCAGCGATTGCGGCCGCAGCCCCCCAGTTCTGAGACAGGACGGATGACACCAAGCCGAACAGAGCCGCTTGGTGCGCAACGCCGCTAGCTGATCCCGATGGGTTGGCGCCTACTTTGACAGCTCCCCTAAGAGTTCCAGCCACCTTAGCGATGGAATCCAGATCCTCGCGGAAGTTTGGGCCATAGCGGTCAAAAAGCACGTTCTTGGCCTGCGGGCTGAGGCGGTTGTAGTTAGTCAAGAAGCTACTGATGCTGAACTCGCCCTGCTCGGTCGCCGTGCCTGGCGTAGCAGCGCCAAGACGGCGAAGAACCGAAGCAGACAAGACCTTCTGCTGATCTGGCTGCAAGGACTGCATGACGTTGCGAATGGTGAAAGCGCCATCCTTGGTCCCGCTCGTCGCAGCGTTGAACACGGCCTCTGGACCGCCTGCCTTATCCACAACACGGTCAAGTGCCTCTATGCGGCTCTGTCCGGCCCTGAAGTAGTTGTTGGCCCTGCTCCATGCCTGTGAGGCTTCGGGGCCGGCCTGGTTGGCGGCTGCCTCCATATCGGCACTCAGACCCGCGTAGAGCTTACGCCATGCGTCCGACTTCACCTCACTCGCAAGGGAGGGGTTAGCCAATTCCTGTCCAACTAACGTCCTGAGCTTCTTCACAGCCTCATAGGGCAGTCGCCCATCGGTAGCTGCATCGAGAAGCTGGGGGATATCTGCGTTCGGATCGACGCCGGGTTTCGCCTTCAGCCCCAGCGATTCTCTAATGGCGTTCTGTCGCTCGATAGCCGCATTCTGATCGGCTGCCTGGAACTGACGGCGCTGAACCTCCGACAAGACGTCTGGACGGTTAAGGGGAGCCATGGGGCCTACCGTGTCCGCGTCCAGAGCATTCTTTATGTCGGCTACCTTCCCGTTGGTGAAGAAGCGGGAAAGCTGCGGAGCGCCGGCTATGGGCTCAACAAGTTCCTGGGCTGCTGCCTGCGTGTTCGTCACGGGAACACGCGTTCCTGCCGGTAGGTACTTATCCAACTGGTCATATAGCTTTGAGGCATTGGCCTTGAACCGATCAACGAATCCGCCCTGTCCTGTTATGCCACGCTCGATAGCAAGGCCAGCCTGCGCAGGCTCGGAGGCGGGGGAAAGGCGCGAGGCGAGATTGCCAACACCTCGCTGGATTTCTTCGGCCTGCTGGGCTGCCTTATCGGCCATGACGCCCGCTGCACCCGGGGCCTTCGCAAGCGCCGCTTCTGTTGCTAAGCGGGAGTTTGATCCTGTCGCTTGCCCCACCGTTGGTGTGGTCCCAGCCACATCGAAATCATTGATGGCCTGCTCTACAGCGCGGCGTCCCTGCTCCCCCCCACGGAAGATGCCTCGCGTTGCGGCGATGGCGCCAGCAGGAAGTGAAGGGACAGCAGCGCCAGCAATGCCCGCAGCAATTTCTCCCGCCGGCCCGAGCCCACCCTCTTTAGCCGCTTCGGAAGCGGCACCGCTAGTGATAGCCGCCGCGGCCTGAGTGCCAAGGTTACTAGCAAGGTCGCGCCCGACACCTTTGGCAATCGCGCTCTCTGCGCCCTGGAGGATACGACCAACCCCACCAGATCCCACCGAACCATAGAGGTTCTGACCTATCCGATCAGCAAATCGCTCGCCAGTTGTCTCAGGCACAGGAAGGCCAGCCTTTGCCCAGCCAGCGTCGATGTAATCGTTAAGGCTGGTTGCCCTACCTGGATCGATGCCTATAGCTTGGAAACCGCGATTCAGCAATTCGCTGCCCGGGACTACAGCTAGGTCGGCAACCGAGGCTAATCCCTTCAGGCCAGACCTTGCAGCTAAAGCCGTGCCGCGACCTATTTCGTCACCGACTTGCGAAATGCGCTCGCCAATCGATTTCTCCCGGTCAGGAGCCATAGCGACCGGCATCAAATCAGCATCACTGTACCCTGGCGGGGGCGACGCGGAAGGGATGTCACTCGTCTTTCCGTACTTTTCCCAGGGCCTGGGAGGGGATGAAGGCGCCGGCGCAGCTTGGTATTTTTCCCACGGACCCGGCATCACAGCTTCTCCCAATTCTTGGGATCAGAAGGTTCGCCACCGAGGAAGCGGTAGCCGTCCTCAACATGACCCGGCTGGAGTCTACTTCCGGAGGAAGGCGCGGCGGCCGCTGCGGATGGGTCACCTTGCGGACCGTTAACCAGCGTGTCGCGCTGTAGCTTGATCTTGTCCCGCAGAAGTTGGATCTTTGCGGCATTAGTGGCATCCCTATTCATCACCGAAGGCGCATACCTGTCCCGAGCAGCCGCCAACTCGTAATCAGGGACGCCCGCACCGGACTCATACCGAAGTGTTCCGTTGATGGCGTCATTGAGGAATGCCTTGGACGGTCCAAGGACGGCCGACGTCGGATCGTAAACAAGGTTTCCTTGCTCATCCATCTTAAACGCGGCAGCAATATACTTATCAAGGCTCTCCTGAGCCGCATCCAGCAGGCCCAGCTTGGCTCGTGCCTCAGCGGATAGCGGGGCAGCCGGGCGAGTGGCATTCGGGTCCGCCTTTGGCTTATCAGCTGGACCGCCTGGAATAGGCTTGAGATTGCCATCCGCGTCGAAGCGGTAGCCTGACGGTGGCTTTCCGTAGTTGGTGGGTGACGGAGCGCCTGTGGAGGCCCCAGACGATGGCATGCCAATCTCTGAACGGGTCTTTGCGGCCGTTGCGAAGCTGCTGGCCGCCCTAGCCTTGGCTGCATCGGCCTCGGCGCCCTTCTGCATGATTTCGGCCAAGCCAACCTGTGTAGGCGTGAAGGTGTTCTGATCCGGCGTGGCGTAGGCGTTGTATGACACGCCATCCTTCACCGTCGATACTTCCACCGGCTTACCATTGAACACGGCGAGTAGAGGATTAATGTCAGCAACCTGGGCGCCATTCCGCGCACGGTCGTAAGCATCCTGTTGGATCGTCGTGCCTAGTGCTTCTCGCTGGTATCCACTGAGACGCTGTGGGTCTACCCCGGCGTGGAACATGGCCGCCAAAAGGTCGCTTGCTTGGGATGGGTTGGCATTCGCCGCACTGATGGCTTCCGGGGTGATACCCGCATAGCCCGCTTCTTCGTCCCTTCGGCGCCTTGCCTCGGACAGCAAGCCCTCAAGGCGAGCCACGCCAGTGGCACCCTGCTCATATAGGGCTCGCTGCCTAGCACCGTTTCCGGCGAGCGCTGCACCCAATTCACTCCATCCGCTTGCCATCGTCGATCACCCGAAAGGTAGGTTGCGGCCATAGCCTTGGTCGAACGTGACGCTACCCTGGCTAGGCGAATAGGTGGACCCGTAGCCATTGGCAAGACGGGCGCCAGCGTAGGCCTGCCCTGCCTGGATACCCGCGGACAGCCATGGGTTGGCCCGGATGTTCCGTAGCTTCATCTGCGCCAGGAAATCATCCCCTGCCGCATCCCGGCTGATACCGCCAAGCTCGGAGGTAAACCTCAGCCTGTCGGCCTGTTCGTTCTGACGCTGTAAACCCGGGGCATCGATCCGGCTCGTCAGGTCGGCCACTCGCTTGCCGTAGTCAGTGATCCCGAGTGCTGCATCGGCACCGGATGCCTTGTAGGCGTCCGACACATTTCCGGCCTGGGTGATTCCACCGGCTGCGTTGCCCTTGGCGTCCTGAATCTGCTGCATGAAGTTGCCAAGAAGCGACTGCTGCGCTCCTTGGTCATTCGACGCAGCAGTCTTCGTGATGAGGTCGGACACAGCTTGGTCAGCATCCTGCTGGTGAGCGGATTGCGTGCGGATCTGTTGGGCAAGTTGCTTGTCCTGCCGCCTTGCGACCTTCTGGTCTTGCGTGATCTTGGCCGCCGTCGTGACGACCAATGTACCTACGGCCCACCACGACACTTAGGCAACCTCCGGCAGCACAGGGCTACCATCTTCAGGGATGATGACTTCCGCCTCGATCTCGCCAAGGTCGGTCTTGTCGGTCGCGTGGACGGTTACCCAAATCACATCGGTAATGGCGTACCCGACACGTTTCGTCCCGGGCTCTGACACGATGATCTGGGGTGCCTCTAAGGTCTTCATGCCTTCCTCGGTCCAGACCCGTATGGTTCCCTGCATCAAGAAATTGAGGTGCCTCTGCCGGTGCATCTTCCCGGTAAGCGCTGTACCTGCCTTGATCAGCAACGCACGGCCGTAGACGCCATCGGCGAAATAATGGCCCGTGAAATGCTCAGCCTGAGGCGCTTCGGCGAGAACACGCTCGAATTGTTGGATCTGCTCAAGTGTTGGCTTGTTCGGCAGATCGATGGTGGTCAACTCGTTCACTGGCGCCCCCCGTATCCGAAACCGGGCTGATAGAGCGTGTTGTACGCGTACTTCTGCCCCGCCCTTAGCGCGGCGGCGTCCTGGCTCTGTTTGTAGATGCCGGCGAAGTCTCCGAAGGCATCGCCAAAGGCGTTTGCCGTAGCCGTGGCCCTCCCCGACTCAAGATTGCTACGGAGCGCCTGGGCTGCGTTGTTTGCCGCTGTCGTCGCATCCAAGCCGTTCTGCGCCATGGCGATGAGGTTGGCCCGGGACGTCTCATCTTGGGCCCGAAGATCAGCACCCGCGGCAGCACCGCGTCGCGTGGCCTCAATCACGCCCTTGAGGTAGTCCTCTCCTACCTTTCGGTTCTGATCGGCCTGAACACTGCCGCCCACCAACCCAGATCGAGCTAGAGAGAATCGGAGGTTGCGATCAGTCTCGGCCTTCTGCCTATCCAAGTCAGTTCGATAGAACGCCGTCGTATCTTTAGCGAGCTGATCGTACTGAGCCGTACGGCTAGGGTCATTGAAAACGGCATTGACCTTACCCGTCGAAGCCTGGATGTTGCGCTGCCGCTGTTCCTCGGCGCGCTGGGCCTGCTTTGCTGCGTCGTTACCGCCGCCGCCCATCGTCAGCCCTCCGCCACGCGCGCAAACATGGCAATGTCCTCGCCGTTCCGGCCGTACTTTCGCCAGATACCCTCTAGCTGCATCCCGAGCGACCGCTCAAACCACTTTGCTGCGGCGGATCGAGCGCAAAGGCAGGTGGCCTGCACCCGGCGAACGTCGTCCTGCTCAAGAAGACCGTTGACAAGCCAGCTGGCGGCCTTCGTCAGCGAACGCCATGTCTTAGTCCACCCATCAGGGCTTCCGACCATCCATGTCTGCCAGACGCCAGGCCCAATCTGTTCCGCACCACCTGAAGCGGCTGGGTAGTTATCTGGGCCAAGCACGGTGAATTTCAGCCCTGGGGTGTTGAAGAACCCGACCGCCGCGGTTTCCGGGCTGAACTCGGATGCTCCACTCAGCGCCATGTACTGCGCGCGCTCGTCCTCCCGCATCCGCTCGCACAAATACAAAAGGTGCAGAAGGGTGCATGGAATGACGTTTGAGCCGGGGCGCGATGGCGAAATCATGCGCCTAGCCTCATGTCGTTGACCGTTACGTTCAAGGCGTTGAACTGCCATTTCTCGCCGCCTTCGTAGGTGAGCTTGAAGCTCATGCTTGGTGCCATGATCGGCAGGGGAATCATCATTCCCGGGACAGAATCAGCAGGCACGGTAAACGGTGCCGTGAAGATGCCCTTGGCCGACTGGTCATACCCGACTTGGACCGACGTCTCCCCGCTTCCAACGATGTCGAAGCCGACAAGCTGTTTGGTCACCCCAGGGGCGCCGAAGTCAAGCCACGGCCACTGAATGACACCAGTAAATGGCTGCTCCCTAGGATCACCGGCATAGTCGGTCACCTCGTTGTCGTCCATCTTCAGAACGTCATCCCCTGACCGGATGTAGAGGTCGTCGGCCAGCTGTGTAAAATCGTCAATGGGGAATGGAAAAACGTACCGGGACCAAGCCCCGACGCTCCCAATCTGGCTCATCGTGTAGACAAAGACCGTGCTGTCCATGGTTACCCCAACTCGAAGTAGCTACGGCCGTCGCCGTCGTTATACAGCCAAGAGATTTCCTCCTCCGTAAGGGCCGCTTGGCAGAAGAACAGTTCGTCCAGTCCGCAGTTTGTGTTCGCCGAGCCGAATTGCTGCCCGATCTGGAAGTAGGAAACGAGCCCCGCCCTGGGCGTTGGCATGGGCGGAACCGATGCGGCTGCAAGCGACCCATTCACAAACACGTCTATGGTCTGCCCGATAAACCGAGCCACCACGAAGTAGAACCCGGCTGTCGGAGGGAATCCTCCGATGGCTATTACCTGCTCAGACGTGGCCTTGTTCCCTGCGCTATCCGTCACCCTTACGGTCACCGGGAATCGCCTGATCGTGAAAGCGGGCGTTTCCACGAAATACTGGTCGTCCGTTGTATTGGGATATGACCCAGGGTGCACCGCGCCTGCGGCGGTGACAGCCATATTGAAGGCGGTGTTCTTGGCGCTGAAGTCGAAGGAGAGGCCAAAAAGGTTGAGTGACGCAGCCGTTCCGTCGTAGTAAATCCAGCCCCCAATGGACAGAGCATTGCTCGTCGTCAATGGAAACGGTGATGCCAGGAGGCCCGCCGCACGGCTGTTCTTTAGCAACATCTGCCCATGCTTACCAGCGGCATAGCCCGCTGACGAAACGCCGATATTGAGATTGTTCCCGCCCGCTACGTCATTCAGATTTCCGTCCAGCGGATACCAGCTAACGACCTTTCCCTTGATCGAGGCGCGAAGGATGTTTTCGTCGGTCATGACGTCGGCGTTCCGGTAATGAGGCCCGTGGCCGGGTTGATCGCCAGCCCGTTAGGGAGTGTTCCCTCGGTGATCTCCCAGAGCACATACGGCGCCGTACCGCCAAGGGCCGTCAGGCCAGAGGAATACGGGGTGCCGATCTGCCCCTTCGCCAAGGTGCCGGTAAGGCGCAGCAAGAGGTTGTCTGGGTTGTAGTTCGAGAAGGCGAGCCAGTACTGCCCCAGGCTAGGAACATACGTCGCCAGAGGGATAACCATGCCTGCATTGATAGCCTCCTGAACAAGCTGGTCAATGGGAATACCTACATCGCCAGCCTTGAGGTTCATCGAGCCCGCGGCGATGCCCATCGACCTGACGCCTTGCGATGAAAGGAAGAACAAGTCGTTGGATACCGGAGAAAGCGCAAGATGCTGTGTCGATCCCACCGGGAGCGCATCAAGTAGCGCAATCGAGGCCGGATCTTCATCCACCTGCCACATCTGGAAGCCTTCGGCATTGAAGGCGACGAGATTCGACCGATACAGGCCCATCGCCTGGACGGGGTTAGCCCCGTAGTTCTGCAAGCCATAGGGCAGATAGCCGGCGTCATCCGTCGTTGACCAATCCAGAGGATTGACCGTGGCGCTGTAGCGAATGATGTCGTCATCGCCCGCATAGACCTTGCTTGCGGCGATAGCTACAATCTTGGTCTGTGGACAATTCGGATCGGTGATCCGCGGCGTAGTGGCTTCCCAATCGATAGTGCCGTCATGGACCGTTCCGCCCGTGGCGGTAGGCCACACCGGCTCAGTAGCCCCGCTCTTGTTGACAGGACGTGCCGTCCAGACGATCTGCGAGGCGGATACGGCCTCCCAGATAACCTCGTTGTCGATGACCTGCTGTCCAAGGACAGGCGGCCATGCCGGTTCAGTGGCGCCGCTCTTTCCCGGGGCAGCCTGAACCGCCTTGTACACGAGACCGGCCGAAGGTACGAAGTAGTTGTAATCCCATGAGACGGCATCGACCCACATGGAATAGCCGCTGTTCTTCGCACACGAAATACCTACCGCAACGAAGGCAGCATTGGCGGGAGCCACGTCCGTCACACTGGACTTCTGCCAGGAACCACCGCTGCCCTTGTTGATCTCGTTGCCAGACTTATAGGAAACGAGGTTATTCGCCGCGTCGTACCAAAGGAGAAGGACGGCACCACCAGCCTTACCGGACGATGAAGCGCCTTGCTGCACCATGCAACTAGCGGTGATGCTCTGTCCTGGCGTTACGGGCCGCTTGTCAGTACTGGCAGCACTGGCTTGACCAGACCCATCGTATTGAAGCGCATGGGAGCCTTCATAGTGGGCACCAGTCGTAACGGAATACCCGCTCGGAAGCGACCACCCGGTCGCGCCATTCTCGAACGATGGGTTCGTCGGCTGGCCGCTGGCAACGTTCGGCTGCGTGACTGGACGAACCAGTGCGCCGGGAACGTAGGTTTTTCCGGCTACCCACTTATCCGCCATGGCTAGACACCATCCCCATAGCGGTCCTTCACCGACTGGTCAGGGCTATTCGCGCCCGAGCCAGAGCCGCCAGATAGTTCGTCCGATGGCACGGTGGTGCTATCGGTCCCCTCGAAGACCTGAGCGCCCTCCTGCGTCGGCCAAGATGGCTCCGTAGAGCCAGTGGTCGGTGTTCCGGTTACCTCGGTAACCACATACTCCCAGCCGTTAGCTGTCGTGGGCTGAACGACATCGCCAAGCTGCTTAGGCGTGTTCGCCGTCCATACGGGTGCCTTACTCGCGCTGTTTGAGCGGTAGTAGAAACCGTTCTCGGTGGATGGCCTGACAAGCTGCCCAAGTCCATAGATGGTGTTCGGCTGCCAGATCGGTGGCGCCTGTAGCCAGTAATGCCAGACACTGGCGTCGTCGAACTCAGCCACTACGTATAGGTAACCCAAGAACGGCTTGGCAAAGTGGATTTTCTTGATGCCGCCAGTGAATGACACATCTGGGTGCTTCAAGATGTTGACCACGTACTTGGGATTACTCGGCACGATCCTAGTTGTGGCGAACACATGGAGCTTGCCCTGAAAGGCACAAAGGCCCTTCGTACCTGCGGGGAGCGTGAAGTCCAAGCTTGTGCCTGGCCGGCTCGTCGGTGACCGCGATGCATCGACATAGCCATTGGTCAGTTCGTAGAGCGATTCGGGAGACGCCCCGCCCTTGTCGCGGAGTCGCGTCATGCCCGCCTTGACTGCCGAAAGCGTTACCTGCCGCTGGCTCACGGCTGATAACCTCCGATCAGCTTCGGCGGGACCGCATTCGGAATCTCGACAGCTCCCGGGATATAGCGACGCGTCCCATGCGCCTCGGCCGTCAGATCGCCCAAGTAGGTCGTTAGAGCCGTCGCATAATTGGCTGCGTCTGGCTGCCCGTAGTGCACCTTGGCATAGGCCAGCGCGTGAAGCTTGACGGCCTCCGGATCTATGGTCGTCTTATCGGTGTTGGCGGCAAAGGGATCGAGCCCAAAGTCGCCCTTTACACGTAGCCGCCACGTGTCGTCAGAGGGAGCCGGCCATATCTCGATGCATTGCCGAATTTCGTAGTGATCCGGAATGCTCTGGATGCGGCTTGAGTACGACTCTGGCGCAATGCCTTGGATAAGCGGACGCCAGACGTCATCGCCCTGTGACACCCCAACCCACACGACCTTTCGCGGGTCCAGCTTGCGCGTGCACGTATCGTTGTTGGCGTCGAAATCGTAGAACCGCACGCCCGCAGCAAGGTTCCAGGTGAACCAGCGCCGAGTGCGAAGTGCCGAATACCGGTGGTAAAGCTGGTTCTGCGCGCTGATCGCAAAGGAGTTAAGAAGTTCCGTCATGCCCGGAGGTGGGCTTGCCAGCATGGCGGCAAACCCAAGTCGGATCATCAAGAAGTTGCGGATGTCCTGTAGCGTCTCGGACGGGTAGTCGTCGTCACAGTCGCAGTTCAGTTCGATTGTGTCGGCCATGACGACTCCTGATGAGGGAACGCCCCGGCGTTGCACCGGGGCGCCTTTTGCCCAGCCGCTTACTTGCTCGCGGCGGTCTTTTTGGCGGCGGTCTTCTTCGTCGCCTTCTTGTGGTCCATCACGGCGGACTGCTGAAGCTTGCCCTTGCTGGCGTCTTCTTCCACATCCAAGCCGCTGGACTTGGCTAAAGCGGACGGGCGCGGGAATACCGAGAGCACAGCATCGATGTTCTGAGCGTACTTCCGGCGAAGGGCATCATGGGCTTCATTGGCCGTGAAAGCCGGAACTTCCACGTCGTCCTCGTCCACGACTGCCACCAGATCCTCGCCATAGATGGCCTGAAGGATGGGAAGCTCGTACTCGTAGATGGTCGTCGGAAGCTTGATGTCCGCGCCGCGGTCGATGATCACCGTCAGCTGCGTCAGGGCGACCACTTCTTCCTGATCGGCCGAGGCCTGGCTGGTGGTTTCGGTAGCCATTACTGCACTCCCTCCAACATGATGGTCACGGTGCCCGTGCCAAGGGTAGTCACGTTCACGCGAATCCAGTTCGGAAGAACGATCTCCTGCTCCAATGGAGAGGTAGCCGTCAGAGACACGATGTCAGTCCAACCGGAATCGCCGCTAGCCGGGGCAGTCGCCGAGTTCGAGGGATTACCCTGAATCTTCACCACACCGGAGCCGCCAACGGCGGCATTGTTGATGAGCAGGGCATTGCGGCCCTGGCCGCCGAGGAACGGCGTCTTATTGCAACGGATTCCCGCACCAATGCCAGTCGCGGTGATGTCGAGGGCCGTTGCGAGAGGAAGCGTCATAGTTCCCATATCAGTCTCCTGGCGCCCTACCTGAGCAGGGCGCCATGTCGGTTAGGCGATGGACAGCACCGCGTTGGCGTTGCGCTTGTTGATGGTCAGGCCGTAGTCAGCCGTCACGCCGAAGTAATGCGTGTACCGGTCGTACATACGGGCCGGGGTGCGGTCGATCATCCAGCGTCCCTTGAACGGACGCAGCTTCAGCGTCTTGGAGTTCAGGAAGTAGCAGCGCTTCGTCCAAGGGTAGGTGATCGCGCCCAGGATCGCGTCCAGCTTCTCAAACGTCGGGTCCCAGACCACCAAGCGGCCCTTGAAGTACACGTTGTCGGTGGAAGCATCCGCGTCCACACCGGATCGGCCAGTGACGACGATCTGGCGGTTCGTCTGCTGGTTGGCATCCTTACGGTAGGCGTCGTAGAACGCCGCGCCGCAGACGATGAAGTCGGGAATCATGCCGCCGTAGGTCGTGCAGGCACGCCACATCTTTTCCATCTCCGCCGTGAGGTTTCCCTCGGTGCTGGTGGAAATGTTCAGATCGGCGTTGTTGCGCCAGTACAGAGAGGTTGACGCGTCGATGCCGCCAATGGTGCCCACGGCCGGCGTGGTGCTGACGAGCAGATCGAGGCCGGGAACCGCCTTGGACGACTGCGAGCCGTCGCGGTGGACTTCCAAGTCCCAATTCTCCTGAAAACCATCCTTGAGTGCGGCACGGTTGGTCTTGATGAGGTTGACAATCTGAATCTTTTCGGCGTCGGTCGGTACCGCCTCGCGGTCATCCGTGAGGATGATGCCGTTATTGGCAAGTTCCGTTTCGTTGAGCCCGAAGCCATCATGGGCCTCGTAGTGCTGGAACGGCGCCTGGCGCACCACATCCTTTCGGTTGTAGGTGACTTGATCGTCGCCGCTGTAGTTCTGGTAGTTCGAGTCGTTGCTGATCCGAACCTTTTCGTTGAACACGCCGTTGCCGAAGACAACTTCTTGCTTGTTGGCAAGAAGCCACTTCATGAACGGCTTGTCGGTATTGACCTGATCGATGGGGTCGTTTGCCGCATACGACTGCATCTGGTAGTTCGCGCCTGCGGCAAGCTGCGCTGCGTTGACGGGCATGTGAGTAAATCCTCGAAGAAGGAAAGGAGGCCCTTTGGCCTGTTCTCTCCGCGTTCGAGGGCGCGACTCTCATTCAGCGCTACCGGGCGCGACTCCGGCTTTCAGCTTCGCGGTGCGGCTGTGCCGCTACGTGCGACCATGCCGCACCGCGAGTTACTGTCAAGGCCTAGCAGTCAGTGGAGCCCTTATCCAGGCCAGTTCGGCGCCTCTTGGCGTTGGCGGGATTGAAGTTGTCGTCTTTCTTGTCTTTCATGCCCATATTCATTCTGCTTCCCTCTCTGGTTGGTTAACGGGATACGGATGCAAGGCCCGCGTCAAAAGCCTCTATGTCGGACAAATCCTTGATCGACTTCTGCATCGTCTGCCCTGCTCCGGTGGCCCGGAGAGGCATGGCGCTGATGGGTGCACGGGCAGCGGGAGTCGGAGCCGCGGCTGCCACGACAGGCGGTAGCACGATGCGGTTGTACACATCCGTGATCTTCGCCACCCACTGCGACGGCGGCGTGGTCTGACGTATGGTATCCAGCACAGGAGCCACGATTTCCAGCTTTCGCATGAAGTCTGGGTCTTCAGCCTTCAGCTTCTCGCTTAGACCCTTTACCGCTTCCATACCGTCGTCGTACTCCTTCTGCTGCTTCTGCTCGGCCGCACTGCGGGTGTCACGTTCGGCAACCCTAGTCGTCGTCGTGCGAGCCTGGGCAAGTTCCAGCGCGCGGGCTCGGGTCATCTCACCGAACTGCACTTCCTGGGCCAAGTCCGGGTGATCGGCCAGAGGATCGACCAAGCCAGGGACTTCACGTCCAAGGTTCTTGCCAAGCAGCTGAAGCTCACCAAGCAGGAAATCGAACGCCTGGTTCATCGCCGTTGGCTCGCCAGAGTTGATCGCGGCGAGATAGCTCAACGCGTTACCGAACTGTTCCGGGGTGGATTTGGTGCCAAGAACCATTTCCTCCCACTGCTGGGCACGCGCAGCCTCCTGACGAAGCGGCTCCAACTCCTGCGCCTGGGTCTTGATGGTGCCAGCCATTTCGCGGAATCGCGCTTCAGCCTTTCCCTTCAGACCAAGTTCGGTAACAGCCGCATCCGTCTCCGGGTCGGCCGCCGGAGTCTTGGCATCCCCCTCTTTCTTGGCATGATCGACGGTCAAAGGCGCACCGCCAGCAGCCGAAGGGGCTGCGGCCTTCGGATCGGCCGTCTTCTCCGCAGCTGCTGCCGCGGCAACGTCGGCAGCCGTCTTGGCCTCGACTGGCTTCGGTGCTTCCACGGATTCGGTGATGCCCTTGTCGAACGCAGCAATGGCCTCCGCGTCAATATCGACAGCCGTCTCTACCTTCGGCGTCTCGGTAGTCGTTACCTCTACGGGTGCAGTCTCGGCTACTGGCGTTTCGGTCACGACAGTTTCGGTGGTTTCGGTCTGATCAGGCAGCATTCGGGATGTCCTCAGTCGGTGCGTTGTCGGTAGGTGGCTGGCTCATCGGTGCAGGAGGCCCAGCCATGGGAGGCGTAGCGGGTGGCTGTTGCGGCGGAGGCATAGCGTCAGCATCCGGGGCAGGCGGCAGGAAGCGCGCCGCGTCGATCCGGTCGCCCGTGCGGGCCAGCGTCTCGGAAACCAGTTCCTCGATGCAGTCGGCAATGTCGGTAGGCGAGGAACCGCGAAGCTGGCCGACTTGCACAATGGCGTTCTGAAGCAGGGGCATAGCGGTCGCCCACGCCTGACGCTGGCGGGTTGTGTCGGGCTTGCCGCTGGACCCAGCCTTGATATCGACCGTCACAAGGGATGCAAGGTCGTCGATGGTCATACCCTCGGGCCAGAAGGCCCACGGGCCAGCCAGGGCAATCGCGTCTTCTCGGCTGAGCTTCTGGATCGCCACCTCAGCCGTGTACTCGGCCAGTTCACCGAACTGCATATCCAAGCCATCGCGCATGTAGCCTGTGCGGGCGTTGGTTCCGGTCTGCTGGATCTCGGCTTCGGTCGCCGTCTTCGCCGTGCGGATGCTGGACGACAAAGCCTCCTGAATGCCCCAGATCATTTCCAGTTCGGCACGAATGACGCCAGTGTCGTACAGCGCCGGGTCGATCTGAGCGTAGGCAACGGGATACAGGAGGTCAGACATGGGCGTGCCTGGACGCTGCGGCTTCAGGCCAACCATCTCCTGCGTGCCGGCGCCCTCGATCTTAGCCACCTCATCCGGTGCCAGATTGGTCGCATCAAAGGCTGTCTTAGGGCGAATGCGGCGGCGATGTTCGGCGTAGCCAGAACGAACGCGGTCGTACTCATCCAACAGAGGCGCCGAACGGCAGATAAGCGATTCCGGGTGCCGCTCGCCGTCCACCTCGCCTATGACGTACTGGAAGAACGGGTAGAAGCGTGACGTGCCAGGGTCAGGTGTGTACGGAGGCCGGGCATAGCAAGGAACGCCCTCAACCAGCGTCAGAACAGTGTTGGAGTCCTTATCCCACACCTCCCAGACGCACACATCGTTTGCCTCTGACATCTTGGCCGTGGCTTCCCCACCCTTACGGTACGAGTCGGCTTCGGTAGCCGATACGTTCGGGTTGTTGCCACTAGACGCATCGCTGTTCGTCGGGTCGGACGGCTTGACCTGTCCGTAGCATGTCGCGCTCTTGATCTTCTCGGCGATGTACGGGAATGCCGCCTTAGCTGCTTCCTTACCCATGAACGTTCGATGGGCGATCCAAGGCGCATCGCGGTATGACGTCAGCACGCCGCAGGATGGCGCCACTTGGATATCCTCGGCCTGCACGAAGTCGATAGCCATGCCGCGAGCCACGACCACCTCAACCTTCGCCTGCAAGCCCTGAATCTGGCGCTCAATATCGGCCTTCAGTTCGTCAGGGTTCGGCGCCCCCTCGGCAAGCTCGGCTTGTGTGGCAGCAAGACGCTTGAGATTGTCCTGAAGGTCGTTTATCTGCGACCGAACAATAGGGTCTTCGCCGGTACGCTCTTGCCAGGATGCCTTGAGCCAACCGATACCCACAGTAAGCGCCGAACCTACCTGCGGTTTGGCCTGATCCTTCAGCCTCGCTTTCTTCCACAGTCGGGACACGACGATTTCAAGGGTCGATCCGAATTGCTTGGCATCATCCCTGCGCTGCTGATAGGGCTCGCTAAGCTCCTTCACCTTGGCCTGGATGATCCGCTCAAGGGTGGATCGCGATGCTTCCTCAGCATCTCTGTCAGGATCGATATCCGGAAGTTGCGGGAGCGAGCTAGGCAGGCCGCCACCTTCCGTAAGCGCCCTGGTCGCAGCCGGAGCGACGGCTTGGACGATGACGTTCTTCTTCTGTGCAGATGAATCGAACGCCTGCTGTCCTGCCTGCTGAACCTGAATCTGCGTGGCCGGATCGGCTTGTACAGCCTGCTTCGCCATCCGCATGAGTTCGTCTTCGGGCGGCGGCTGGGTGGACTCGGCCGGCATGACGTCGAGATCAGGATCGCGCGCGTAAAGGAACGACTTCAGGATATCGACGTAGGTTCCGGCAATGGGAACGTCTACCTCAAAGGCCCCGCGGCGCCGCTTGGCGTGCTTGCGGTCGATGGCGTATTGCTTCCGGGCGCCCTCGTCGAACTTGCGGGCTTCCTCGATGCGGGCCAGCCACGCTTTGACGTCGGCTTCTTCCGTGGCCTTAGCCTTGGCGTCGGCATGACTGGCAGCCTCGGCAGAGGCCATTCCAAGGCTGAGCGGGCCAAGTTCGTTCGGCGGGACACTCATGCGGCTACTCCGTTAAGATATGAAAACTCACCCTGAAGTCGCCGCGATGCCTCGTTATAGGCCGCGGATGCTTCTTCACGCGTTCCAAATTGTCCGAGGTAAACGGCTTTCCCTCGTATCTGGATCTGCGCCTTCCATCGCATCTTTGCCTTGAATACGCCTTTGAACCCAGTTGAGTTGTTGGCTCTTTTGCCAAGATTCGATAGGTTCTGAGCGCGAGTCGCCTCTCTAAGATTGCAGAGGCGGTTATCCGACTTATCCCCATTGATGTGATCGATATCATGAATAGGCCACGCTCCATGCGCCATGAACCACGCGATGCGATGCGCATAGAGGAATTTGAAACACCCTTTGTCGCTTAGTCGAATCACCCTGTAACCATGCACATTAACCGTGCCGCACTTTCGGCCATTGCGCAGGATCTCCCCACTCTCAGGAAAGTATTTCAAGGTCAGAGTGATGATTCTCTCGATGTCCACTAGGTGTAGTACCTCTTACGCTCACGTGCCTCGTGCTCGCGGTCGCGGTCGAGGGATTCGATATGGGCCCGGCTGAAGGGCGCGATGGGTTTCTCGCGGTCCTTCTTCGTCGGCTCGGCATCCATCAGCTGGTCAAGTGCGCGGCCGATCAGGCTGCAACAGTCAACTAGGTCGTCATAGCGGCCAGCTGGGAAGGCAATCAGTTGCTCGATGAGGGCATCACCGAATGAACCCTCCTTAACCCATACAGTTCCGGCGCTTACCCGGGCTGCGAAGCCGCGGCTACGGGCTACCTTGTCGGCAATGCTGGGAAGAAGCTCGCGCGCGGCATAGTTCTGCCGCTTGCGCATCTGGCGCTTCACCTCGGGGCCAATGGCCGACTCGATGACACCCGATTCGCCAAGCCACAGCTGAGGCTTATGCAGCTTTACAAGGTCAAGAGCCGCAGATACGCCCTTGTCCGTCTCCACCTGATCGTTGAAGCCGCCGAGGATGAAGATGTCTGCTTCCTCGTCCATGCCAAACAGGACATGAGCAGTGAAGTCGCCTGCGTTCTCCTTGGTAGCAAAGTCGCTGCTCAGGTACTTACGAAGGTTTGCCGGTGTCTCGCTATCACTGAAGCGCTTGAAGTTCTCGCGCTTGAAATGAATGCCTTCGTCCGGCACAGGCCGCTGCTGGTACAGGGACGACCACGTACGGGCGTTGGCCTTGTACATGTTCCAGTGGCGCTCGCTGAACCACTCAGGCCAGAGGTATTCGCCGATCTGACGACCCACGGGATCGTCGGCACGCTCGCACTGTGCTGGGATGTTCAGGACTTCCCACGTCTGCCCATCACGGCATTCCACCGGGCCGCTACGGCCGTCGTAGTCCTCGGGCAAGATGCTGCCGGCCAAATCCTCCTGCGCCCAGCGCGTCTGAATGATGATGATTGACGCCTTGGGCTTGAGACGCGTCAGGAAGTCATCGTCGTAGGCAGCCCTGGTCTTCTTCCGGATCGTCTCGGACTCGGCTTCCTCTCGGCCCGCTACCGGGTCGTCGATGATGCCCAGGTCGCAACGACTGGACGTCAGACCACCCATAAGGCCCGCGGCAAACATGCCGGAGCCATTGGTTAACTCCCATTCGTCCGCGGCGTTGCTGCCGCCCACCACCTGAGCATTCCAGATGCCCTTGAACTCCGGGCTGCTGGCGATCTGGCGAGCGCGCTTGCTGTGCCGGATGATCGGTGTGGCCGCATAGCTCGTCATCAGGCAGCGTAGGCCCGGGTACTTACCCATGGCGTATGTCGTGCCCACGACGCTGGCATAGGTGGACTTAGCCGAGCCCGGAGGCTCAAAGATCATCAGCCGGCCGTAATCCGTACGAATGCAGCGGTCGATAGCCTCCATCGTCACCTGATGGTGCTTGGCTACCGCCGTCTCGATGGGCTTAAACAACCACTCGTCGGGATCTTCGCTGACCGGGGCGCCTGGAATGGTGATGGCCTGGCTGTATCCCACCAGCGACTCACGCGCACGGCGGCGGCGCAGGAGTTCCCGCGCTGCCTCCGATGGCGTGATCGATCCGTCAGCCATTGGCCGTCTGCCCTGCTGCTATAGCCGTCAGTTCGTCGTCGGAGAGTTCCTTGCTGCCCAGCGGCTTGCCATCCTTCCCTGTCACCTCAAGCTTCTTGGCCTCAACCAGTCCGTACGCCTCACGCTCAAGACCGATCAGCTTATGCAGCGTGTCTGCCAAGTCCTTCATGACCTTGGTTCGACCACCCAGGCTCATCGCAGCATTAAAGGCCTGCCAGCGCTTCGTGGCCGCTGCACTGTCCTTCTCGTCATCTCCCGTATCGATCAGGAGTTCAGCCAGCTGCTCGTACAAGTCCGCATTGCCAGTCTGGTGCGTAAGCTCGTCCAGCAGGCTCATGGCGAGAGTCCTGGCCGTGCTGATGTCCTTCCGGTGGCTGAGCCTGACACCAGCGATAACCTCCGCATTGGCCTCCACAAGCGCCCGGTCGGTAACCAAACGCTCAGCGGTAACTTCGGCGGTAACTTGGCGGCTGGTAACCAGTGCCTCAGCCCTTGCCTTGATGCGGGCAGACAGGTCACGCTCCCACCCGTCCTTCTTGGCTCGCTTCATCACGGCCACATGGCTCACACCATTGGCTGCGGCAATCTCGCGCACGGAAAGAAGGCCGGCTCGGTAGTCCGCCTCGATGCGTTCCCAATCGGTCGCCTTCTTCTCAGCCATTCAGCAAGGCCCCACCTGTTGGTAGCCTTCGATGGCAAGGCGCTGTGCCTTGGTTGGGAACTCCGTCATCAAACGGATCACCTCGGCATGCACCTGCGCAGGCGTCATTCCCTCCCATGATGTCCCCGGCTGAGCGGCAACGATGTAGGCACTGTTCTCCGGAACTTGACTTGACAGGGCCAGATTTAATCGCCATGGGCAAGAGAGTCTTGTCACATCGCCACCCGCGAAAGAATGGGCAGCGCAAACAGTTCCGCGATGCTCGGCGGGTTGTCGTGCCATGCCTTGGTCCGCATGGCTCGGGCATCCTTAATCGTCAGGCGGTGCGGCTCGTGGCTTGGGATACTCGGCGGCTCAGGATCGATGGTGTACGCCCCGCTGGCCTGCACCTGACGAAGCTCGCCGATGTCCACATGCGGAAGCGCCAGGGCAGCACGGATGGCACCCTTAACGGTCTGGATGTCGCGCCAGAAGAAATCCATAGGGGCGGTCATTTCGTCGCCTCATCCTCGATTTCTTCACCTACCGCCACGGCAAGTCGCATCGCCTCGTCACGGCTTGAGGAAAATGCGCTTGCCAACTCGCCGTTGCTGCACTCGTAGTGCGCGCCCCAGCGATACTCATTGGGCTGATTCTGATATTCAGCAACCTTTACCAGTTTCATGCCTGCACCTCAGTTGCAGCGACCATGCGAAAGTGTTCCTGCATATCTCCGATAAGCTGCTCAACCATTGGGAGCGCTCCACGGATGCCGGCGCCATACCTGCCGATGTGCCAGGACTCATGCCGGTTGACGAACACCATGCCGGTGCTTGAACCCTCGGCTACTACGTACACTTGTTTATGTTCGTCGCCCATGAGGTAGCTACCGGCGCCCGTGACGTGTCGGTTCTTCCGGATCCTTCGCAGGATGAATTTCGCCAAGGGGCCCATATCGCCTTCTTCGTTGAATTGCCCGATCGGTTGAGGCTTTCGGTCAATCTGCCGGTGGACTGTGCGATTCGGGCGCACATGAGGACGTATAACGCGCCGCGACTTAGGTTCAAGGCATGTTGCGGCAATGATGTAGCCCATCGTTTCGAGGTCGGGAGCGTCAGTCATGGTCACCACCGCTTTGGCTGGCTGGTTAAGTGGAAGCGCCCACAGTTTGGGCAGTGATAGGCGTGGTCTTCGGTCTTCATGGCGAACTGCTTGCGACGTAGCGACTTCAGTCGGCGCAGCTTCCGCTTAGCGACGGCCTTGGAGCGATAGCCAATCTTCTGGCAGGGATCACCCATGGCGCTGCCTCCGCTTGATCTCCCGCTTGATCCGAGTGATCCGCCCCTGGGCCGTAGCCATAGCCGTCATCGCCGCTTTGAGGCTTTCTTGAAGTCCATGGGTGGAGTGGTTCTCGTACCCCGTGCGCGATACTTGGCGATCTCCGCTCGTTCCCGTAGCCATGGCCTTACCTCGGCCTGCTGTTCTGCCGTCAGGGCATCGATAAGCGTTCCCCATTTTCGCCAGTCCGGCTCCTGGCGCATGATCCGTAGGGCGTGATGTAGATGCAGATAGACGCTCATTCACGAAACGTCCTCCACCCTAAGCACCCACTTACCCTGAGCGTTCTTCCGCCAGCCGTGGACGTGGAATGTCCAGCCAGCCGCTCGTATGTCGGCTATGGCCTCAGCCTCGGCGATCTTCTTCACGCGAGCGGCAACGTTGCTTCCGCTAGTTGTCTGCACGGCCAGAGTCTCTCCTGCCTTGATCGCCAGAAGATCTACGCAACCAAAGAGGTCTTGGCGGATGCGGGCGTGGGGATTCCACTTTTCCACGATGGCGACCCGGTAGCCCTCTTTCCGGAGATGGGCAAGGCTTCGCTGGGTCGGCGTCATGCGGCCAGCCTCAGCAGCCCACGCTCAGCTAGCGCGATGTGGGTTTTCACGATGGCGCGATCCATCAGCCGCCGGCGCTCGTCCTGAGGAAGATCTCGGCCATTGTCGATCTGGTGATGGCACTCAGGGCACAGGGCGGCGGTCGCACATGCAGGCGACTTCTGGCCCATGCCTCGATCCTGATTGGAGTGTGCTACCTGAACCCCGAATCGTCCGCACAATACGCACGATTCCAGAGAGGCCACAGCAGCGAACCATTTGCGTTCGGCTGCGGTGGTCATATCGGACCCATCTTCGGTAAGCATGCCCAGTGCGTGGCACCAGTGATCCTATCCTCCCAGTCGATAAGTCCGTCCCGGCAGTCTGCGTACATTTCCCCTTCGAAATTTGACACCTGAACGGCAAGCTCGGAGCAAACATCATTACCAGGTAGGCGAACGAGGTAGGATTGGGACTCAGCCTTGGGCCGAGTGTTCAATGGGAGCCATTTCACTTCATGCCCTCCCTAGCCTTAGCCTCAACCGCACACCCAGCCATCTCGTAGCGGATGAAGAAGCGGACGTAGAGCCAGGCGCGGACATACCTAACCATCTTTGGCATTGCCCAGATCATGACCTCATAGCCTATGATTAGGGCCCAAGCGATACCAATGAATCGGAAGGTATGATTAACGATCAGGTCTATGATCACGCTGCCCTCCTGTCATCGTGCAGCCGCACCCCATGCTCGGTGGCGAAGCAGATTGCGAACTCGATCAGGTCGGCCATGTCGCCCACGGATAGGCGGCGGGTCTGGATGCCCAGCGCCACCACAGACAGGCCATCGAGAGACGGCACGATATGCCCCTGCGACTTCCGCTCAGCCCGCGCCCAGGCGTCCACTAGGAGTCGCTTCCAGCCTTCGGTGTCGATGCTGTGGCCTGCCCATGGCATCTGCTTGGACAAGTCGCCGCAGACGGCATGAAAGAGCGCGTTCTGCTCCGCTGAGCGCTTCGACTGGTACTCATCCAAGGTCACCCTCACTGCCTTACCGAACTGGAGGATTTCCTTGCACAGCGCCCATACGCGCTTGATGCGATCAGGGGCGTTGCCTGGCTGGAGGATGACGGTTTGGGAGGTCATGGGGAGGCTACTTGCGGAGTCGAGTAGGAATGCGAAACCTGACAAGGCTTGCCGTCAGGCCCAAATCCCGAGCCAAAGCAGTTCGAGCAGACGTATGTCCGCGTGTGGTTAATCGCCGTAAGCAAGGTAAGATCCCGAATCTGCGCGATGATGGCGTCCAGTTCCTCTTGGCGCGGCTCATCGCGAGTGACGCGACCGTACTTAGCCACTCGGTAGGCGATTTCGTTCATGGTCAACGGCTTCACGACCGCACCTCATTGCACCCAACACAGCGGAAGTAGGACGAGCCGTCCTTGCGATGCGCCTTAAGCCACTCGTGGCCGTGGCGGGCGCAGATGAGGGCTCGGGTTAGGAGGTGGGAGAGGATCACGGCACACGTTCCCAGAAGTACGTTGGCGGCCCCATGCGTCCGGCCCGGGTCTTCTCGCCGCGCTTCACCTTGCCTTCTTCGGCGAGCGCCTGAAGTGACTGGCGGATGTATTCGTAGCCCTTGCCGGTGATCTCGCGAAGCTGCGCGATGGTGTGCGGGCCTTGTTCAAGTACGGAGCAAATGGTGGTGGATGTCGGGCTCATGCTGCGTCGTCTCCTTCGGGCTTCTTGATGCCTAGCGTCTTGCGGATTTCGTCAAAGGCGACTAGTCGCGCCTTCTTCGTCCTCTCGTCGTCAAGAAGCTTCGGCTTGTGGATGGGCGTCACATTGCTTGGCAACGCTTCGATGAAATCCTGTGGAACGGGCCATGTTCGACGACCGGCTAGCGTCATGAACGCGGCGCGGAAGCGAGGTGTATCCCGGCGCTCGTCGAACACCCGTCCGTTAGTGATGACCTTGCACCACATCGCTAGCGTTCCCTCGATCAACTCAAGCGCCGGCTGACGGTCCAAGCTCAAGCACAACAGGCCCTGTAAGCCCTTGGCGATCTCGGTTTCGATCCAATTGGTTTCCATTGATTACCCCTTGAAGTTTCATCACTGCCTCGCCGGTCTTGCTCGTCGGCCCACGAGGTGGCGAACCTCTCTGGCTGGCTTGTGGCGCTTCGTTCTGAGCCTTGGATAGCCACGCATTCGCGAACTTGAGCAACCCGCCACGCGTCTTCCTCTTGGTGGGGTTACTAAGCGACCACGCGCGCATACTGCGGAATTCCTGGCGAACATCTACTGCCGGGTACAACTCGGCGAACTCGGATACCTGACGCTCAGTGATCGGGTACTCGGATGAATCGTTCAGCGGAATGCCAATCACGACCGGAGATTCATCGACTGGCTTGGCGCGAGCATCGTGCCGAGCAGAAAGCTTTTGCTCTTTCTGTTCTGTATCTGTTCTGTTCTGTATCTGTTCTAGGCCGTTACTGAAACGTTTCACTTCGTTTCCATCACTTTCATGGCCCTGCTTCTTGGCCTCTCGATGCCTCCTAACCCGCTCTGTGCTTGAGTCTGAGGCGTATTGGCGGCTGCTCCAGTTGCGCAGCGTCCAGTCATCGTTGATGAATCCACGGCGGAGAAATTCGGCCTTGGTGGCGGCGATTTCTTCGGCCGAAACACGCATCGCAAATGCTATGGATGTTTCGCGCTCCGTTTCATGAAACGTTTCAATACCGTTTCCACACTGAAGGCAGAACAGCATCACGAGACGACGCTGCATGGCCTCGCTCATCATCTGAACCTTGGGGTCAGTAGAGAACTCGGCGTAGAGGCGAAACCAGTCCATACTTACTCAACCACCTTCCACAGCGTGACTGGGTGCATGTGGCATGCCTTGCCAGTGGCTTGGCGGTAGGCGATCTTGCGGATGTAGCCCTCACGAGCGACGCGCTGGAAGACAGTGCCCCAGGCCCTTCCGTCAGGCGGCATAGGCAAGCCCTTGGTGTGAGCCCATCCGCGGGCTTCCTCGGCTGTGAAATTCGCCTTGTGCTTACGGATGAAGTTCCGCAGCGAGAAATAGGCCATGGATGACCAGTCGGCGTGACAGTCGTCGGCATGGGCGGTTGAGCGGGCCATGCCGACGTCTCGGCCTGTACGACCTGGGTTGAGCACTGCGTTCATTAGTTGCCTCCCGGGATCTTCATACGGTTCTGGATGGACTCCAGAACCTTCGTGGCGGCGATGAATTCACGCATCAGCTGCGCGTTCTCGTCTTCCGGCGTGACGGGTGTGGGCTCGGCATAACCAGAGTCGCGAGCCTCGTAGAACATGAGCGTATGGATGCCCTGCGCACGGGCGGCGTGGCGGATAAGGCGGAGTTCGCCAAGATCAAGCTTTTCCCGCTTTTCTGTGTTGAGGCAGGCGGACAGCTTCCTTCCTGCATCGTCAGCAGGCATCGCAGGCCAGAGCATGGAACCCACCTTCTTAAAGCCACCAAGCGCTGTTACGGCGTCTCGGATTGCGTCTTCGTAGGTTTCGTAGACGATCTTTGTCACTGGTTACCCCCTGTTCCCACGCCGTGGGACTGCGTGGGACAAACTCGTCAGGTTAAAAAAAGGGGATGGAACCCATCCCTTCAAACGAAAACAGTCCTTGCCGAGGTTCATGCGGCAGTCCGCTTGGTCTTAATGGGCATTGCGCCAAAGACGTCCGGGCGCATCTGGTGACACGTGACCTTGCCGCCCGTGACTTCCTCGATTCGCTTACAGCGGTCGGCGGGGATGGCTTCCCATTGAGAAACCGCTTGGCTAGTTATGCCGAAGATCCGCGCAACCGCTGCGGGACCGCCTGCTTTCTGGATGATGGTTTTCGTGTCCATGTCGCGAGGGTAAGCCAAACTTACCTATGAACGCAAGCCCTGCTTACATCACAAATGGAAAGAAGCACTTACACTTCTTTCCCATGACTACACAGCTGTGGGATCGCCTCAGAGAGGCAAGAAAAGCCAAAAAGATGAGCCAGGCCGATCTCGCCGAGCATGTGGGCTTAAGTCGCGTGGCGGTCGGGTTGTGGGAGACTGCGAACGCAGAGAATCGCACCAAGCCGAACACGGATCAGCTGCGAACCGTCGCCAAAGTTCTCGGGGTGTCTCTTTCCTGGCTGATCGAGGGGACCGATAGTCCAGTCTCACCATCTGATGCGACCGCGGGGCATATTCCCCGCTCGTCATTCAGGAGGGTGCCCGTGGTGGGTACGGCGAGCTTGGGGATGGATGGTTACTGGACCGATCTTGAATATCCGAAGGGCCAGGGGGACGGCTACTTCGAGTTTCCGACCACGGACAGGGACGCCTATGTCCTACAGGTCCGCGGCGGATCTATGCACCCAGCCATCCGATCGGGCTGGTACGTAGTCATCGAGCCGAACAAGAGCCCGCAGATGGGCGAGTTCGTTATGGTCAAGCTCGTGGATGGCCGGAGCACCGTGAAGGAGTTCCTATGGCACCGGGACGGCGAGTACGTGCTCAACGCAATCTCGACCGGCGAGCGCCTGGTCATCGCCGAGGACGACATCGAGGCCATCCACCATGTGGGCGGGATCTTGCCTCCTAGTGGTCGGCAGGCATAAAAAACCCCGCCTAGGCGGGGTTTCGTTTCCTGACGCCAAATAAGCAAAGGCCCCGTATTTCTACGGGGCCCGGTAGACGCCACACTGGATTGCAATCTCCGATGTGCGACGGCCCCCTTTCGGGGGACTTCTGCCCGATGCGTCGGCATAGCCTATGCAGAGCGGGTACGGCTTAAATATGCAACCGGGCGTTCCAGAAGTCAACTCCTAGAGTCCTAATCCTGACCGCACGCAGTCACGTATGTCATTGAGATCGTTGTCAGAAATGTGCCGAACGTCATAGATTCGGTCGCCTTTGGCGTTCTTGCCGATAAACGGCAAGAAGAGTCGCTCGAACGATAGCGTGTATACCAAGTCAGCCTTTAACCACATTTCTTCGTGATCGTACGGATAAGGCAGCGCGGGAACGACCGTCAGCTTGTGGTGATAGGGCTGCATCTTCCTCGGTACTGTCGTGCTGCAAGGAACCACCGTACATAAACCATCTCGCTGCCTAAGCCTAGGGGAGATCACGATGACAGGCCTACGCTTAGTGATCTCTGGGACTTTGTGATGCCCGAAGTCAGCGATCAGAATCGTGCCAGGGTCCGGATGGAAGTTAAGAGCCACGCCAAGTCCTTTTCAGTATAGACGCATTCTAACTCCCCGCCCTCTGTCAGACCATTTCGGGAACCTGCCCCACCCTAACCAGCACCACCGGCTCCCCGTACTCCCCGGCATCCACGTCCGCTGTCTGGCTCCAGGCCAGCGCGCCGGCAAGGGCATCCCCTAGCCTTTCAGCCCGGGCCATGGCTTGGCTCTCGGTAGCGCACCCCACCGCTTCGAGCGGCACCAACTGGCCGCGCTTACCAGCCTTGAAGCCCTGTACGAAGTAGATGGTCTCTTGCATGGCTGTCCTCCTGTGTTGGCGTCCATCGTCCGCCATGCCCGTCGCCTAGCCTGAGACGGAGCTAAGGACGCCCACTGACTGAACGATAGTTAAACTACGTAAGAGCACCTTACATCGATAGGTAAGTTTTACTTGCACCGAATGTAAGTATGGCTTACCTTAGCTTCCAAGCCGGATTACCCGGCAGGGAGCAGACCCATGATGGCTTTCGAAGCAAACGGTAAGACCTGGAATACGGACGAAGACACGCTCGCGCTTCTTCGTCAGTTCCGCACCAGTGGCAACGAGGAAATGGTTGGCGCCGTTTTCGAACTTGGCCGCTCCTTCGGACGGATCGTGGAGGCCTGAACCATGATCCGAGCCCATCTCATCACCGGCCACGACCATTTCAAGCCCGCGGAGCTTCCGGCCCCGCTTGAGTTCGACCTTGGCCCGGGCGATGCCGAGTTCGTCGCTCAGTTCGCCTCGGCTATCGACGCCCTGCGCGCCAAGAACGCCGCCGAGTCGTCCAAGTCCAAGCAGGAGCCCACGGCATGAGCACCGAGAACGGCGGTTCCGCCTTTCCGGAAGTCAGCACGCATGTCGATTACCACGACGGCAGCGATTTCCGCTTCGCAAACGTCTACAGCTACGGCGGCATGAGCCTTCACCAGTGGTACGCGGGACTTGCAATGCAGGGCCTTCTTGCCGCTGGCGAATACAGTGCTGCTACAGCTGGCTGGGTAGCACAAGAGGCCGACGCCATCGCTACCGCAATGCTGACTCAAGTGGGAGACAAGTCATGAGCACCGATACGCGGAAGGTGGATGTCTTGTACATCATGCGAGAGGCGGCTTCGCTTCTCATCCGAGACGGTCACCAAGCCATACCCGACGACCTTCTCGTTGCACACGACGCTTTGGCCGAATTCATTGAACGGGTACGGGACGTGGCGAATTATCCGGTAACTCCAGGTTTTGAGCGCGCGATTCTCGACGATAACGCTTCAATACTTCGCAAAGGACTCGCCCGCCTGGAGGTGTCCCATGGGTGAGGGGAATGTGGATGTGCAGCGCAAGGTTGGATATGGGGCGGGCATTCTCGTGGTGTTTGAGGATGCCAGTGACAGCCGCCGAAAAGTCGCGACCATTCCCAACAAGGGGTATACGCAGCAAGCGAGGCAGGACGCGCACGAAATCGCCGCCATCCCGCAAATGCTTCGGGCGCTGCATGCATGCGAAAGGCTTCTGGATAGCGTCGCATTCGTCAGCACCGAGGGAGACACCGAAGAACCTCTCGCGCTTATCCGAGAATCTCTAGCCAAAGCCACGGGAGGTGCGCTGTGAGCGCCAACGGTGCGAGGTATGTAGTGACGTGGAATCCATTGTGGCGTCGGTATGTGCTTCGTGGTTGGCGGCCTGTTCGGTGGATTTGCTATCCGCGCACGGCAATTCGCTTCGTGAATGAACTCAACCGTCTAAATGGGGTAGACCCATGAAACCCTCCCTCCTAATCCTGGTGCTCGGCCTGTTGGGCCGGATGGTTGGTGTTGTATGAATGCCTCCTACCGCTACTACGACAGCGTATGCGAAAGCCGCCGCCTGGACGCCGAGGACGAAAAGGAATTCGCCATGGAGTGGATCGCTAATCGCGTCCGCACCTTGCAGGCCGATGATGACATCGTTTTGGAAGCCATGGCCGACTCTCTTGCGGACCGCCGTACTCGCTACAAGATTGCTAAGTCGATGCGTGCCGGCGACCTCCTGCAAGCAGTAACGGTTATGCACAAATACATCCCGACATACATCGCCGAGCGAGCCGATCTGGACTACGAAGACGCAAAGCAAAGGGGGCGACTGTGACTCTGCCAAAGAACCCCAAGATGTTCCGCTGCCGTCTTGTCCGCTTCATCGACGGCTTCCCGCAAACGGTGACCTACGTCGGTCCTTTCGACGGATGGTCGCGTGACTGGCACATGGTGATGAGGGTGGCGGCGTGAACTTTCCGATTATTCGCTTAGAAGTTGAGGGCATGAAGCACGCAATTTGCGCCGCCATGACTCAATACCAAGCGCAGATGGATGAGTACGTGAAGACGGCTGTAGAGGAATACTGCACTCCCGAAAACCTTCTTGCTGTCATTAGCAAGAACGCCAAGTCCGTCCTGGACTCTGTTCTCAGGGATGAGGTGGAACGATTCTTCAAGTATGGCGATGGACGCAAGGCCGTTGCGATGGCAGTAATCCAGTCGCTCTCTCCGCGCGAAGCATCGGACGAACCAGCATGACCCGCCTCCTGCGCTGGTGGATGTCCAAGCCCACCGATTTTGAGATAGCACTCACCGCCATTCTGCTGCCGCACATATTCATGGGCGTGCTGTTCTGGCTGGTTAAGCACTGACACGGTAACTGGTGCCGCACTCCTGGGTTCCCGCGCGTGGCCTCACACCAGTAACGCGCCCTGCCGCCCTTCAGGACATAAGAGCTCTAGTGAGGCTGTTGGAAAGTTGGAGCCCCGCTTAATGCAGCGGTGAGTGGCCGGTTCAGCAGCCTCACTAGGACCGAATGCGCAGGCTGATGCGCTCTGCACTGCTCAAATAATGGCGAGTGACTCTGGCCGAGCATCGTGGTCACAAAGCCCGAGATCAGCGCGGGCCGGTCCGCTTAATCACAGAGAGGAATACTCGATGGAAGTTGTCATCAATAAGTGCTTCGGCGGATTCAGCTTATCCGAGGATGGAATTAAGCGTTACGCCGAATTGAAGGGATTGAAGCTTTATCCAGAAAAGACGGAGTACAGCTTCACTACCTACTGGACGGTGCCCGAGGATTTCAGGGATGGAATTCTTGGTGAGGATGACTGGAAGTCTGCCAGCGACGCCGAGCGTATTCGTAGCAACGAATTGCATACGAAGTTGACCATCTGTGACCGAGATATCGAGCGCGACGACCCGCTGCTTATTCGGGTGGTGCGCGAGCTTGGCGACAAGGCTAGCGGCCAATACGCTGCCCTAAAAATCGTTGAAATACCTGATGGCATCCAGTGGGAAATTGACGAGTACGACGGCCATGAAACGGTAGCCGAAGTACATCGCACCTGGGGCTAACCCAACACCAACACGGTCGCCCGTCCGATAACGGGCAGAGGATCTTATGCAGTCCGAGAGCGAGAAATACGCCTCCGAGCAGTTTCCTACCGACGAAGATGCAGTAGACGAGGGATAGAAATGAACGTTTTCCAGGCTATCAACGCGGTACAGCGCGACCTTGCGGCAACCGGCATCGGCAAGGACAGCGAGAACACATTCGATAAGTACAAGTTCCGCGGCATTGATGCGGTCTACAACGCTCTGTCGCCGCTCCTTGCCAAGCACGGCCTGTGCGTACTTCCTCGTATGCTCAACCGCGAAGTGATCGAGCGAACGGCCAAGGGCGGCAATGCCCTGTTCTACGTGACCGTTGAGGCCGAATTCGATCTCGTCTCGGCCGAGGACGGCAGCAAGCACACGGTGCGTACGTTCGGCGAAGCGATGGACCGTGGCGACAAGGCCACCAACAAGGCAATGAGTGCAGCCTACAAGTACGCCGCCTTCCAGACATTCGCCATTCCTACCGAGGGCGACAACGACGCTGACGCGTCCTCGCACGAAGTGAAGGCAACGGGTCGCCCGCAGGCTCGCCATATAGCCGGAACGCCGACCGAGGGAGCTTGGGAGGCCATGGGCGAGGAAGAACAGGCTTTCCTCATGGAGATTGCCACTCAGGCTATAGCGCTTCTCGATTCCGAAGACGCCGTGGCCGCACACGACCACATCCAGAGCCAGAACTTGAGTTCTGACGAGAAGATCGCCCTCTGGACCCGTTTCGACAGCAAGCAGCGGAGCGCCCTCAAGCGTGCCGACGCCGCCGCCAAGTCCAAGCCAGCCCAGGAGGCCGCATAACTATGAGCATCAACTTCTCCGACGTTGGCCGCATCGGCAAAGACGCCGTGACCCGGTACACGGGAAATGGTGAACCGGTCACCGGTTTCTCACTGGCCGTCGATTCCGGATATGGCGACAAGAAGCAGACCATCTGGCTTGACTGTTCGGCATGGGGTAAGCGGTACGAGGGTGTCTCTCAGTACTTGATTAAGGGCGCGCAGGTACTTGTGCAGGGTGAGCTTGGGACGCGTGAGCATGAGGGAAAGACCTATCTCACGGTTCGCGTGGCTGACATCAAGCTGGTGGGCGGAAAGCAGGCGTCAGACAGTCAGGAACGACCGCAGCAGCGACAGGCTCCAAGACGGCAGCGTGAGCAGTCATATGGCGATGCCGGGACGGGAGGGTTAGAGGACGATTCGATCCCATTCGCCCCATTCCGCCCCCACTCCTACTACTGAGGCCCTGACGATGAATGGTGAGGTGGATGTGGTCATCCCCGAACTTAGCGCTACGCAATGGAAGGCAATTCGCTTTCTGTCGCGTAGCGAGCATTGGGATCGACAGGTCGCAGGTTACGGCGCAGCGCCTCTTCTTTCCGGATGTCGTGCCCTCGTTAGACGTAAGCTAGCTCGTCCTGGCTGGAAAACAGGTTACTACGGACTCACAGATGCCGGGCGCCTGCTTATTGATGAGGCCATGAAGCGCAAACCAACTCGCCTAACAGGTGCCGCATGAGTATGGGCAGGCGGTACACGGCGAATAACCGAAGGAAGGACGCACTCGCTGTCTGGAACTACCTCCACGCGATGCACGAGAACGATCCATCGAGCGACCTTAAGGCCGCCAGAGATACTGCAAGGCTGCTTTATGACGACGCACTGGAAACAGAGTCGCAGGTTGCGGGGTTGATGGAGGCGCTGGAAGAACTTCTGCCCATCGCTGATTCAAGCGAAACGAACGGTCCCGCCGAATGGGCGCGAATTCATGAAGCCCGCGAAGCCCTCTCCAAGTTCAGGGGTGGTGTATGAAGCCTACGATCCTCGACCGGCACCAAATCAGTGCCGATGAGTCTTTCGGGCCGGGACCTGAACCGAAGTACGTACCTCACGAAGAATTCCAAGCCCTCCAAGCCGAGCGGAATAGGTATAGGAGCGCTCTCATGAGCATTGTCGAGGACTCCGAACTAGGACCTATAGATGCTTCTGATGCCGAGAGCTATGCGGGTATCGCCCGCCGCGCACTGGAAGGAGAGAAGGGATGAAACACGTCGTAGCTCCAGACGTGAAGGCTGGTGACTGGATCAGCTTTCGTAGCAATGGCCGAATCGTCATCGGTGAAGTTCGCTACATCGTCTGCCCGAATTTCTACGCCGAGGCAGTGACAGATGCCGGATCGGTTGTATTGAGCAGCATCCTTGAAGTCAGGGCTAAGGGGGAGTGATGTCACACACATGCCACGCGAATTACTGCAACGCTGGTTGCCCGCCTAAGCACCTGATGTGCGCCTACCACTGGCGGCTGGTTCCTCCTGACGTGCAGGAGAAGGTCTACGCCAACTACCGAACCGGTCAGTGCGATGACGGCCGTCCATCACCTGCTTGGTTCGATGCTGCGTACCTGGCAATCGCTACGGTTGCACAAGCTGAAGGTAAGCCAATGTCGCGTCGCCAGCGCTCCCAACTGGACAAGTACACCACCACAACGCCTGAGCGGAGGGAGTCATGAGTAAGCACTACACCCCCGATCAGCTACGCGAAATGGCCCGTAAGGTTCATGGCGATACGCATCTGCCTTGCGATCTTCACGTCATAGGGAAAATGCTCCGCCAAGCCGCCTCCGACGCCGCCCGCATTGCTGAGCTTGAGGCGGATGCTGAGAGGCTTAATAAGGGATGGGATCAGGCCGTAGAGGCATTAGATGCCGCCCTAGAGGACGCAGAGCGTTGGCGCTGGCTCGTCGCAGAGAACAACAAGGGTGGTTCGCGTGCCAAGTTCCTCATCTGCTGGTGGAGCAAGGTCGCTGATGGCTATGAAACCACGAATGGGACAAGCATCGACGGCAAGGACGAGCAAGCCATTGTTCGCCTTATCGACGCCGCCAGGAGCCGCACATGAGCAAGATTCGCTTAACCATGACCGTTGTCAGGGAATACGAGCCGGTAGTAGATCACTACGAAGGTGAGACCGACATTCACAAGATGGCTGAGATTGACCGAAAGGGTGCCGAGGGTGATGTGTTCCTGTTCCTTGAATTCGCTGATTCCGTATCCGTAAAAACGGAGGTAGTCGAATGAGCACGAAAGAGACAATGACGCTGCAAGAAATGCGCGCAGAGATGGCGGAGCGCTCGGGTAAGTATGGGCGGTGGATTGACGCCATCGACGCCCACCTCTCCTCCCAGCCCGCCGAGCAGCCGAGGGGCGAGCCGATGGCTGTGATCCGGCATGTCACTTACTCGGGCTTGGCACGAAGCGGTGAAGCTATGGAGGCAGTTGTGCTGGATGGAGTGCCGGTCCTGCCGGAAGGAACATTGCTATACGCCGCCCAGCCGAAGCCCGAGCAGGCGGTGGGCGATGGAGTGCTTTCTGGCAAGTACGGCGATGTGCTACGGCCGTTCCTCGTGCTCATGGACCGCGAACTACACGCCAACGCCGGCAAGGGCGACCGTCCGGGCTGGCTCGCGATGGACCGGAAGACGGCGCTACTGGAAATCTTCTATCACCTCGCGAAGCTTCAGAAAGCCGCGAAGGACGACGACCAGGAACGCATCCGCGAGTACGGCGCGGACGTGGCGAACATGGCGATGATGCTGGTGGACGTGTGCGGCGCGCTCGACGTCACCCCGCGCCCGGCTGTCCCCACGCCTGCCGAGGTGACGGAGCCTCCTCTAGCTGGACGTTGGCACCACGGCAACGGATTCTTGTGCCATGGGTCGTTCCGTGTGGCCCGCGAAGACTGGGAGGCCGGTGTGTGCGCGGCACCGGGCATGCGCGACGCGGTCTTCGACTGGATGTGCAAGCGACTGAACGCCTCGCCCAGCGCCGGGGCGGTGGTGCCGGAGGGGTGGAAGCTCGTGCCGGTCGAGCCCGTGACCGGAATGAGCGTCGCTGCTGCTCTGTACGTCGATAAAGTCGGCGAGGGCAAGGCAACCGTGAACGGCATCTACCGGGCCATGCTCGCCGCCGCACCGGAGGTGGACCGTGGGTAATTACGTCGTCCGCGTTCCCGTCCGAGGATTCGAGTATTGGACCGTAGAGGCGGCATCGAAGGCCGAGGCGATGCGCAAGGTCGGCACCTCCGCATCCTTTCGTGGGCAAAGCCATGCAGCGCGAAATTGGACGACGAAACCGAAGACACCCGTGATGCGGGTAGCGAGGTGCAGTAGTGAAGATTGAAGACGAGCGAAAGGCTGCTAATCACGCGGCTAATAGGTTGCAAGTCCACCGCATAGAGAGGTCTGGCTTCATTGACGGCTGGCTAGCGCACGCGAAGTCTGTAAGTGGCGATTGTGGGTGGAGAACGATTGATAGTGCGCCTAACGGAGCTACGGTTCTCGTTGGATGGCATGAGGACGGCGAGTTTCACCAGATGCTCGATGCCAAAGAGGAAGGATTCTGGATCGAGCATGGAAATGCATATGAGCACTTTTGCACCGTTGCACCTCCTGGTAGCAGAGGCCCAACTCAGGAAGCACCATATACACACTGGCAGCCCCTACCCAAACCGCCGAAGGAGGATGGGGAATGAGCGAGATTCTAAACTGCCCCTTTTGCGGACACGAGGCAGAGTTCATACAGGACACATGCGAGGCATATGTTGAGTGCACCAACGGCGATTGCGGGGCATGTTCTGGCAACTTCGGCTATCACAGCGGAGACCAGAAGGCTCAAGCTATAGCCGCCTGGAACACCCGCACCGGAGACGCGAAATGAGCATGACGGTTGAGCAGGCTTTTGATCGACTCAGATACTTCATATCGCCGGATAACCTGTCGGATGCACTTGAGGCCATCTCTGTCCTACGCTCCCACATCGAGCGCGAGGTGGATGAGGCGATGGTGGAGAGGGCCGCGAAGAAGCACATGGAGGTGCGCGGGATGGGAATGTTGAGTCCATGGGAAACCTGCACGGAAGAAACTCGCGCTGAATATCGGAAAGCAATGAAAGCCGCCCTCATCGCGGCGATGGAGGGTAAATGAAACAGGAGCGCTACAACGATCTCATGTGGAGGGGCATAGGCGAACTGACGCAAGACGAGATAGCTGAGGGCTGGCACTGGTGCCGTGATTGGGATGGACTGCTTGTCGGGCCGGGGATGTTTGAGACGTGCGCCTGCCAATGCGAAGGAGTGAGAAAATGACCACTGAGGCGATGCTGAGAGACATTCAGTCGTGCATTACACGCCTAGAGCGCCTTGGCGAACCCTACAGAAGCGGCTGGAGCGACTTCTACAACCGTTGTGCCGAACTTATCCGCACCCATGGCCCCGCGCTCGTTGAGGCTGTGCGGGATGCTGAGAGGTACAAACACATACGTGACGCCACCGGCACGGAGGGCTTCTGGATCGCCCATGGAAAGTTTGGCAAGGGGTGCTCACGTTGGACCGGCGAGGCGGCAGATCATGCCATCGACCAAGCGCGAGCGGAGGGTGGGGAGTGAAGCTGAAGACTGAGGTCATCGGCAATGTTGTTTTATCTGAATCTCCGGGCGGGATGGCTCACGACGCCGCAGCGGCCCATGCGCTAGTACAGGCGATGACCACACTACCTGAGCATCTTTCAGGAACGAACGCTACTCACTGGATTGACTGGGCGGCACGACGACTGCTGTCCGAATGGGGATACGGGGAGGGATGATATGAAAGCAGCGAATGACGAAGGCATGTGGAATGCGGACGATGTGCGCAACTACATGGGAGGAATATCCCGCAGGCACTTCCTTGAGCGGATCGCCTGTAAGCCGGACTTCCCGGCACCCTTTGAGTTGAGCCGGAAGGTCCGCTTATGGTGGCCCAACGAGATTAGGGACTGGATGAAGCGCAACCGGGCTAAGCGAGCCGCTTAGCCATGTCCTCGGCCGACTCGTTGTAGTAGATCATGAGGCTTTTAAGGTCGCGGTGGCCGATGGCTCTGGCAAGCTGCAACACGTCCAGTTTCTTGGAGAGCGCCCAAATAGCTTCGGCCCGGGAATCGTGAAAGTGAAGGTCATCGACGGCCGCCTTCTTCATCACCTTACGCCATAGAGCGTCGCGCTCACGGTCGCCTAGAGCGAAGATAGGGTCCTGATCCGTTGGAAACGCCTTCAGGATGGTTACGGCGGTTGTAGAGAGCGGTACATCACGCTCATCGCCGTTCTTGGTCTTGGGGAGGTGAGCCACGCGCTTCTTGAGGTCTACGTACTTCCACCGCAGGCTCAGTATCTCCCCTGCCCTCATGGCCGTTTCCAGGGCGAGCAGGAAGGCCATCACGGTGCGCTGGGTAGCGGTATGGACGGCGTAGCCCTTGTCGAGCCCACCGGCCAGCCGGATGCGCTTGATTTCGTCTTCGGTGATACGCCTACGGCGACCCTTGGGTGGTTTGGGCAGCTTCAGCCCTTCTAGTGGGCTCGTGTGCATCCATTGCCATTCACCTGCACACAGTTTGAAGACCCCGCGGAGCAAATTGATGTCGCGCAGGACCGTCGCAGGCTTGACCTGCTTAAGCCGATCATCTCGCCAGCTGGCTAAGTCGGATCGGTCTAGGTCTTTCAGGAGGATCTTCGCCATGTCTAGCCTCTCCATGGCTTTACACCGGGTTACCTCCCATGTCTCTCCTGCCCTTCCTGGGGCGACCTCTTTGGCATATCGCTTAAGCGCATCCCCTAGGGTCCGGTTGGGCATCTTGCCCACCTTACCCGCCGCCTCCTTATCCATGGCCCATGCAGCCGCCTGCTGCTTGGTCGGAAAGACCTCAGTCTGTCGCACCCCGCGAATGGACACCTGCGCCCGCCATTTCTTCCCGAGCCTGTATATGCTCGCCAT